CTTAAATATCTTGTTGTTTACCGTAGAAGCTGGAACGTTGAAAGTCCTAGTATAATCAGTAAAGACTTTCTCTAAGTCCTGTACATCCTTTATACTTTGCTTAAGTACTACGCTTTCGTTGTCGTGTAGCTCTACTTGTTGCCCTTCTATATATAATTGTAATGAAATCATTAACGTACATTATTTATCTTGTTAAATGCAAACTCAAAGCCTACTGTATAATCAATTAACTTATCGTTTAAAACGTTTTTAAGGGTCATATCCTTGCTTGAAATGATAACGGGTAAGGTTTTACCCTCCCATCTAATCCAAGCACTCTCAGATAAGAACAGTTCTTCTAACGCACTATTGAAATCTTCCTTTACATAACCAGTATTTAAAGTAATTTTAGTAGAACCATTTACATTATACCTTTGCTTTTGCCCTTCGTTAGTTCCGTAAGTAAGAGTATTGGTATCTATTGTGTTTCTTTTATACGTCTCATCCTTTACTTTGAAGCTTTCGGTGGTCTTTTTAAAGAAATATATATCTTGATAAGTACCTAACTTGTTTACAAACGTTACTTTGTGTGGTGTAAACTTTGGTTCACATACATTATTAACCGTTACAGTCTTTAAAAGCGTACTATCATCTGTTGCATAAATCTCAACAGAACTAGAATCTGCTGGTATTGTTAGATACTGAATCTTTTGGTTAGAGTTTCCGCTGTCAGTTATTTCAGTAGTAACCGTATCAATAACAACCTTACCAACACCCTCAGCAAATATTGGAAGCTTACCAGCCGTTCCTTCTGGTAAATACATATTAATACTGGTCTGCAAAAGGTCAGTGCTTAATGCTGGGTTAATCTCTTCTTGAAAGTCTCCATATCCATCAAAAGCTAAATAGGTCAACGTTTCAGTTCCGTTTGATTCATAGATTGCTTCAGTTATAGAATCATAGTAATTAACAACAGCTGTTACCCAAGTTGTATTGCATATGTAATCATTGTTAAAAGAAGTTACAATGTAATCCTTAACAAGCTGACCAATCTCTAAGACAATGTTATCTCTTGATGATATTCTATCTTTGGTTATCTCGTACTTTAAATCTTGACTAGAGAAAACTCCTGAAGTTCCAGAATACACATACAGTTTTAAATCTACTTTTTGTAAAGCCATTTTTTCTTTTTATTAAATATTACCCCCGCCTGTGTTACAATTCCGAATCTGAGAATTTTGAACTATTCCAAAACTGTCTATCTGTATTGCGTAAAATTGATAAGCCGCATCGCCAGTTGTTTGAGTTGTTGTTATCACATACCATTTACCACCGCCAAATACAGGAGTATTTCCGTAACACATTCTAGTACCAATCTGATAGCGTGCAGCTGAAGCGGTTGATGCGTTTGTTGAGACTTGGTTGCTAGTTTGCCAGAAATTACCCGCTGCTCTTTCTGAGCATATATCTTCTACTGAATTGTATCCTTGACTTATAAACACAGTAACAGCTCCACAGTTAGCTTGTTTTGCAGGCTGGTTTAATTCAACAGCACAGGGTATATTTGCTCCTCCTGAATTACTAAAATTAGTTGCTGGTGGTTCTATTGTAAAGGTTACAATTCGTGGAGTATCAAAAAGAACTTCATTAAACGATTGTGGAGTCCAACTAATAAGGTTTCCAAGTGCTAACTTAGGTGCTGCAATGTTTCCACTGTCTGATATGAAGGCATCAGTAATCCCAGCTTCAGCACAACCGAAAAGAGGGTCGCTTTCTGTTGCAGGTTGAAAATAAGGTACATCGCAGTCATATGTACCAGGATAGTTTGTGTATCCAATAGGAATGTTAAATCTGTATGTCAATACTATACTTCTATCTGAACCTGTATTGTTATCCCCTACGTTTAAGCTTGTAGTAATATCAGTAGAACCATAAAGAAGTTTATTCAATTGAAGACCTCCAAGACCCCAAGTAGATTTGTGTACCGTTCCGTTTTTTTCTATGCGTCCAGTTGTATCATCTATGTCTGCAGTAAGACATTCAAAATTAACGCAACCTGAAGTATTAAAAGAGAAACTATTTGAAACCGTTGTACAGTCTCCTGAGATGTTTATAGCTTTAAATTGAAACACCGCACTTACACAAGGTGTAGAAGATTGTATTTTACAAATGGTACTAGACCCTGTACCCGAGATAACAGCCGTTACCGAACCGCTACCACTTATCCTTGAAACCTCGTAGGTTGCTATTGATTCAGTCCCCTGTGTAAAGTAAGAATCAACATCTATTAGTTGTTCTAAAGATGGGGCTATGTTTGAAAGGTTTGGTACTGTACCTGAAAATGCAGGGCAAGAGGGACTTACTACCTGAGAAGGTTGGTCAAATGTTTGGACGCAGTCAATAGTAGAGTCACCAGAGTTAGTATAGTTTGATGGTATAGCTATAGTGTATGTAACGCTTCTTGAAATTGAAGTTGCTCCATTGTTTGCATTAAAACTATAGACTGACTGGTCTAGTATAGTTCCTTTTGATATATTAGGATTGTTTATTACACCGTTACTATCTACAGAGAAGTTTCTAAGGTTAGCAGTATCACATATGAAGATGCCATATTCCTGTACTGGTTCTGTAAATCTTAAAAAGTAAGGACTTCTAACGTTTATCTTTGTACTCATTATCTTTTGTTTAATGTAAATTGTAAGAACTCTTCTACGTCTAATCCGTATGCTTCTAGTAGTTCGTCTGGTAGCTTCTTAAAACCTTGTTCAAATGGCTTAGTAAAGAATAGAGAAGGCTTAATACCTTTACGCTGTATACTTCTAGCTATAAGAAAACCTAATGTTTTATATCCACCCTTTTTAAACTTACCCTTTTCGTCTCTTAGTTTTATTCCTTTTCTTTGTGCCCATTCAGCTAATGGCTTTATTGGTGGCATCTTACTCTTGTAACTATATGGAGTATTATATTTCTTTTCAGTTCCGCTTACACCTTTATCTTGGAAATTACCATATCCTAAATCCCAGCTTAGTTTAAACGAATTAGGACTAACCTTTAGTACACCATCCAATTTTTTGTAGAGTCCCTTAGAATCGTTCTTTTTAGCCTTAGACAGTCTGCTTCTAGATTGTTGTGCAACAAACTTCCTGAACTTCTCTAAAGATTCTTTAGTATTGGTTAGCATACTGTCATATCGTTTTTAACTAATACGTCAAACGTTGCAGCCCATCCAGCTAGCTTGTTTTCAAATCTATCTACAAATGGTTCACATCCTACAGTGCCTTCTATTTGGAATAGGTCTGTATATAAATCCCCTCTTTGTAATAACGCTACAACTCTATTAAGCACTTCTAACTGAGTATTAAGTACGTCTTGCTCATTATCATTACCAACAAAAATATCTGTAACCTCGTCCTTTGATTCGTCTACAATATCCATTGCTAGGATACTAATGTTAAACGTCATTGTATTGGATACTACATTACAGTTGTTTACTATTATGTGAGATAAAGGAAAGATAGTCTGTTTATTTAAATCAACATCATCTAAGCTACCATAAGAAACCGTATTAACAAAAGGCTCTGCATTAAGTGCATCCTTTATTTTCTTCGTTACGTTGTAAAATCCTGTCATCTGTTCTTAATTAGTTTTGCTTCTAGTTGGTTCTTTTCTTTTTCAAATGCTAAAAACATAAAGCACTCGTGGAAGTTTAATTTAGTGATATGTTCAAATCGTCTAACATCTCCTTTAGAGAGTCCATAGAGTGATTGATACCACCCCCATTTTTTGCCAAAGTTTGTAGCTGCTCCGTAGTCAGTTCCTTCGGTATTTCCTGATTCAAATAACTCAGGGTAGTTTTCAGTAGTTCTTCGTTTAAACTCCAAAAAAAAAACATACAACCCATTACTACATCCAAAGGCATTTGCTTCATTAGGTCAGCACGCTCCAATCCATCGTACTCTTCTATCTGGTATCTGTCTCCTTTTTGTAATGTGATAGGTCTATAAAGAACTGCCATAGCCTTATGCATCATATCCCAATCAGTAAAGTTCTCATCAAGGTCTATATACTCTCCTAGTGTCATATCATCTAACACAGGTACGAAACCATAATCAACACCCTTCAATGTAAACGTAGGTATTAAGTCTTGTTTAGATTCAAAGAGTTTGTTTATATCGTTTAGTATCTCTTGTACGTAGATGTATTTAATCTTTGCTATATCCTTTAGGTTAAGGTCGCAGAATATCTCAACGGTCTTGTGCATTAAGAAGCTGCTCTCTTGATTCTCATCTGTATTTAACTTAGCAAACTTCTGGTATTGCTCTAATGTTATTTCAGATAAGTTACTTGGTATTTGTATTTCTACTTTCATATAGTATAACAATAAAATTTATAGTGTTTTGTATAAACAGAAAGAAGGCTACATCTCTGCAACCTTCCTTTTATTTTATATTATTCTCGTATAGATATCTGTATATCTCATCTATCTTATCTTCTAGCTCTTTACTGTTCTGCTCAAAGATTTCTTTTCCTTTCTTGTATGTCCTTTGATAATCTATCGTTAGGGTAACAGGTTGTCCACCTCTCTTCCACTTAGATGATATCGGTGTCTGTATTACATATACATCGTTAGCCCAACATTCTTTCTTTACTTCCCAGTCCTTTAGTACTTGAGTAGCCATAGGAATGCATTTAAGAAGACGTGAAGGCTTATAATACAAATGCCTGTTAATATTAACCCTCTCTTGATTGTGCTCCTTACAAGGCTTCTATTCTCTTCTGCTGTTAACTGTCTTACTAACCTGTACTCATAACTCTCTTTTAAATCTTTCATATCTTTCATATCTTTCGTTTTTGTAAATATTAATAATTTAACTCATATAAGCTCTATCGCATTGTTTACTACAGAAGTCTCCATCACAAGGATTAAGACATTCTAGGCATTGGTTTTCTTTTGGTTCGTTTGATGGGTCGTACATATTGTTTGTTTTTAATTATACACCAAACCTACAACTAATTTTTGAACTAGCAAAGTTAATATATAAAATACTGCCCTTTGTTTGGGTTCTCTAATGTATCGGTTAGTATGTACCGTGCAGCATCTATGCAATCGGGATGTAGACCGCTTGGCTTCTGGGTCTTGTTGCCTTCTTTATCTGTTGCCCATATATAACCACCTAATTCTTTTTTAAGGTTCTTAGAACGGCTTGTAACGTATATCTCGTTTTGATTCATTAAGTTGATACCATATACAACTGAGTCTCTTCCTTTACTTACACCGTGT